AGGTGTAGTCTAAGGTATCCGTAGAGTCCGTCCCTCATTCCCAACAACATAAAAAAAGCCAGAGAAAATCTCTGGCTTTTCAATAGTGGTGGGACGAGGAGGATCGAACAGACGCTGAAGAACTAATCCTGACAACAGTTTTATCAATCACTAACTGGTATATACCCCCAAATATACCCCCGCGTGAATGGAGTGAGGGAAAACTAAGGTGGAAACGGCCAATAAAAAGCCCACGTCTTAGGTGGGCTTTTTCTTACGCTACTTTTCGCTGTCTTGTTGGTTTTTCTTCTTGGTTTACCTGTATCTTATTTTTTTTTGAGAGTTGATTTTTTTGCCGAATCTGCTCAGAAACAAGAGCGTTCCATATTTGTTCCTTTTCGCTATCAACAAATCGTTGCAAAATTTGTTTCATCAAAGTTTGGTAGCCGATACCATTATTGTATGCCGCAATCATTTTGAAATCTTCAATTAGTGATTTCTGCAAACGAATCGAAATCATTTGCGTACCAGCTGCCTCGTCTATACCTTTAGCTAACTCTGCATCTACCGCCTTAACGTAATTCTCGTCCGCTCCTAATGCTCTTTCCTCCCAAGCTTCATCACTAGATATGATGGGTTGCTTGCTCATTTTGATCTCCTCGTTACTAAATAAATTAAAGCAGTTGTCCCCTGCAGCATTGTCCTGCTTTAACAGGCGTACTTTTCGTATATACTCAATTCCTTCTCATTGGGTTTATACGCTGTACGTATATAGATGTCTGTGTCCCGACACACAAAGACTACCTTGAGGCTTCTCCCGTAATTTGTTTCGGCGATAAACCATTGTGTTGGTGGATCTGAATCATGCTTTTCTCTTATATCAAGGAGATAAGCCCCGGTGCGGTTCGCAAAGCACTCTTGAATGTCAGCTTGGCAAACGCTGTGCTTGCTTTTAAGTTTTTCAAGGATTTTCTGAGAAATTACTATCGCCATTAAATTCTTTATTCGTTATTGTGTGTAAAGTGTATATACAATTTAAGTTTAAAGCAAGCTTATAGTTGATTTTTAGTCAGGCGGCCAACCCCGATCGTTACACCTACGACTAATCGGGCGAAAACATTACGCCAATGAAGGATTCGAATTCGCATTAAACAAAAGTTATCTCGCCTTTGTCGTAAACACTGCCACGCTCATCATCATTTTGCATGATCCGGCCCAGCGCCATTAAGGCGGCTACGATGCCATCAATGCGGCCGTTGGACTTGCTCTTGTCGGGTTTCATGTTGCCGGCTTCATCCTGCTTAATACTCACGTTATTTGCCATCCAGCGCAGCACTTCATTGCCCGCGTGATTGATTTCCTGCGCGAGTATCCGGCGCTCCAGTTCTTTTGTCGGCGCGCTCATGGATGCGTAACCCTGGCCCAACCCAATCATTTCGAAACCGTCGCCAGTGAGTTGCGTAGCGAGTTGCGTAGCGTTCCAGCGGTCTATCGCAATCTCTTTTATGTGATATTTGGCGGAAAGCTCATTTATCTTTGACCTGATTATTTCGTAATCGATTACAGCGCCCTCAGTTGCGATTAAATCGCCCTGCCTAGCCCATTCTATGTACGGAACTCTATCTCGTTCTGAGCGCTTTCTGATGCCTTCCTGAGGCACAAAGAAGAACGGCAGCAGATGAACCTTGGGGCCAATGGGAAATGCGAGCACCAAAGCCGCAATATCCGTAGTCGTTGCCAGGTCTAGCCCAGCGTAACAGGTGCGGCCGGCCAGATCAGGCAAGGGCTCGTTGCACTTGTCCCAGGTATCGATCGGTATCCATCGGGTGTTCTGCTCAGTCCAGATATTCAGCAGCAGCCGCTTGAACGTATTTTCATATCCGGGCAATTGCTGCGCTTTGGTACATTCCGCTGCAAAGTAATCCTCTTTTACCGAGACGCCCAGGCCCGGGTGTGCCTTGTACCAGGTTGCCGGGCTCGTCCAGTCATCCTCCGGGCTCGCTTCAAATATCACCGGCAGGAACGCTTCATCCTTCAGGATGCCGTCCCGCACCTTTACAGCGTAATCGTAGAGTTCAAAGCAAAGCGAGTGCCGGTCGTAACCAGCGGTAGTAATCGCCACGGTGAGAGGTTGCCGGCGCGCGCCGGTGGAAGTGGTGAGCACGTCCCAGAGGTCACGGTTTGGCAGAGCGTGAACCTCGTCTATGACGATGCCGCTGGCGCTGAATCCGTGCTTTGTGAACGCGTCGGAGCTCAGTACCTTGTAACTGGATCCAGTAGAAGGCACAACGATAGAGCGCTTGTATGAAGTGGCACGCTTGCGCAGGGGCTCGCTCGCATCGATCATGCCCTTTGCCATCTCGAAAACGATAGCGGCCTGCTCCCTGTCGGCGGCCGCGCTGTAGACTTCTGCGCCGGGCTCGTTGTCGGCAAAGAGAAGGATATTTGCGATGCCCGCGGCTAGGGTGGATTTACCGGCCTTGCGCGGGATCATGATAAACACCGTACGATATTTGCGCGTGCCGTCCTTGCGCTTCCAGCCGAATACGGGACGAATGATTTTCTCAGCCTGCCATTCCGCCAGGTGTAATGGCGTGCCGGCCCATTCTCCTTTGGTATGAGTCAGGCACTTGGAGAAGAATTCAACAGCGCGATTTGCTGCGGTCTCGTCGAACCAGTATTCAGTGGGAGAAGAAGTGCGCCGTCTCTTCATCTTCATTCCCTTGCGGCACAATCAGTTTTGCTCGTGCTGCCGGGCTCAATCCGAGTTCAGCAGCATACCCTCGTAGTTGCCCCAGCAGTGCGGCCTTGAGCGGTTCGCCGGCTTTCACTGTCGACACAATCTCGCCGTAGGTCACGCAGTGCGCCTCGATCACAGCCCCATCCACAGACGTTAGAACGCCCAGGCGGTCCAGCTCCGGAACGATGCGCTTCCATTCAAGCAGCGCGTCACCCTGCAACCAATCCGGACAGATAGGAGCGCCCTTCGCAGGCATGGGCTCAGCATGATTCATGGGCCTTTTGCCAGGATTGCCGGCGAGCTTCTTAAGGGCTGTAGGAGTCGGTCTATTTGCCATTTTCAAGATTCCCAAGTGCGGACGCGTGCGTAAGGGTAAGCGCACGGTTCACTATCTTTTGGTTCTGGTGATTTTTTGCCTTGTCCTTCGCCGCTGTAATCCCGCCGAGTCTTTCGAGAGTGGCAGCTATGGCATAGCCCAGCCAAGTTGCTGAGGTAGTTGTTACTTGGATCATTATCGATATGATCAACATCAAGGCTTGCCCTGGTACGCCCTTGGCGCTCGCACTCCACACATAGGGGCTGTTGGCTGAGTACCAGTCTGCGCAGCCGTGCCCATGCCGCACCATTAAGCGCCAGGGTCCGGTTGGGGGTCAGCGCCTTCCTTCTTTCCGGTTTCATTCTCGGAAGGTTTGGCCGGTGCTGCTTGATTGCGTTCGGCATCGCTTAACTTAGGTAGGTTTTCATATTTACGCACTTCATCAATGAGTAGCCATCCATCAGCTATCCCCTTGCTGTAGAAGTCTGCCCGGTTGGTGCTATCCCCCCTTAGTAGCCCTTCCACGTTATGCTCAGCAAAGTAGACTTGGCGCGCGGCTGGGGTAAGTAGGGATGAGCTGATTGCCTGTTCCCACATGGTCATGTGACGGCGCAAGGTATGGACCACGAAAACTCTATTCATCTCAACGCTGTTGGAATAGTTGCCGTGGCGCAGATCGCCAATGATGGTTGGCGGCACTCTGAACAGCCGGGCTATTTCCTCAACAGAGAACTGACGCGCTTCAAGCCATTGCGCATCTTCCATGCTCATGGAAACGGTGCTGAAGTCCACGCCCTCTTCAAGCAAAGCAGTCTTGCCCGCATTGGCGCCGCCAGCATGCTGAGTGGCCCAGCTATCCGCGATACTGAGACGCTGATCAGCGTTCAGTTTGTGAGGGAATTTCAGTATTCCGGATAAACGTGTGCCATTGGTAAAGGTTGAGTTTCCATGGTCACGCTCAGCCAATGCTAGTTGGACCGTCTCACGGCTTGCGGTAATCGGCGCTACCCCTACCAATCCATTATCGGAACGGTGGCGAAGGTGTAATACTTCATGTTGCAACAGTCGCCGCACCCGGCCTTTTGTGTCTGTTACGTCGTACGCCAGCCGGCCGTTATCGAGCTGCAGCGTTGTTACCCTGTCAGGTAGCAAAGGGACCAGCGCGTTTACCTGGCCGTCGTTGCCCCGCATGATTTCGGCATGAGCATTGCCGCGTAGCAATGTCATTGCTTGCATCATTTCGCGGAACTCTAACGCGGTCTGTAGCTCGTTGGGCTGCTCGTGCAATACCTTGTATAGCGGATGATCCGGCGCACGCTCCCGTCCCTCGTCAGGCGTTCGCTTGTAGAGAATCAGGGGTAGAGATGCAATCGTTTCGCTGATCGCTGAGACGCATGCGTAGACAGTCGATAGGCTCTCTGCTCTGCCAGGCGTGATGCTTCCGCCGCGCAGCAAAGGATGGTTCCATGATGGATCTTTCGCGTTATAAGTCCGCCGCTCCAGGCCGATAAAATTCAGCGCGCGATCGAGCAGGCTCATCGGTATGCCTCAAGGGTTAACTCGTAATGCCCGATACTGTCGAAATATTCCTTCTTGCGCCAATAATCCATGCTGCGCTTGGCTACGGTGGTATCGAGATAAGCAGGATTGCCGGTAATGGTAATTTCCTGAAGGTCTACAGCAACCAAATCCCGCGTCAGTTGACCGGATCGCATTTCCCAATAATCGCCGCCAGCAGGTACGCGAAAACCGAATGAACAGCCGTATATGTCGCCACGCTCGACCAGTACGCCAAGGTCGCGTGCGTAGCTGGTATCAGGTAGGGACAGCTCGAAATAAAGCCCCTTGGTATCTTCCTGTAGAGAAAGCGTACGCGAGCCCACACGTCCTAGAAGGCGTTGCGGGTCGTGCTCAAGCAATGCGCGGATATGGTCCGGCTTGGTGAGCGAACGCTTGAATGCGCCCGGTATGATGCGCTCGACAAAGCCGCCTAAGTCCTGGCTTTGTGAGTTATAGATCGCCGCATACCCGGCCAACTTGCCCGGTGAGACTGCGCGCAGATCGCCGCCTGATCGTATTTCAAAGGCATTTGTCATCATCCGCGCGCCTCGTTTATTAAGAAACGGTTATGTCGTTGGCCAGGACAAACGCGGTAGGCTGACGCAATGCTATGTCACACGTTGCCATTGCTCGGACCAGCACGCCGCCACGAGCGTAAGCAGTCGAATCGAAGGGATTGACTAGAATGTCCAGCTCGCTCCAGATTCCCAGCAATACTTGGCTGAAGTCGCCCAGGATGAGTTGCCCCTTGGCAGTTGCAAGCGGTACTTGCTTGGTCGTATTTACCGGCAGATCAGCCATGCGGTTGTTCTCGCACAGGTAAAGCGCTCCAGCGGACGCTGATTTCAGCGTGACGCGCAGCTTCTTGGTAACACCAGGGGAGGTTAACCATGCGCCCGCGGTAGCGTTCGCCAGTTCGATTTTTTCGATCATGGAAGCAACGCCGGCCCAATCCAGAGTAGCAAGCGATTGCGTTTGAATGCCGCTTGTCGGAATGATCCCAGTCGGCTCATTGGTGCCGCCGCCTTTGATGAGCGCGCTATCGAGAGCGGCCGCCAGGGCGAAGGACATATCATCGCGAAGCAATTGCTCTATGTCGGGGCTCGATTGTTGAATCAGTTGCCGGGACATTTCCGACAGGGCGCCGACATGCTTTGGTGAGAGTGACTTGCTATCAAAATCCATATCCGAAGCACTGAGCGCGCCGTTTTCTGCTACCCATCCCGCGGTGACGCCCGAGGTGTAGGCAGGAATCGATAGTGATCCTTCCAGACCGCTCAGTACACGCACTCCCAATTTCCGCATCAAGAGCTTGTTGCGCAGGGGCTCAATGAACTGGTCCGGTCGGTGTTCGGTCGCGACAAGCTGAGTTCCGGTCGTTGTCGTATTTACCCGTTTTTCCAGGACTGACAAGGGAATGAATACGCCGCCGGCTTTGCGGCCCGTACGCCGCTCGATCTCTTTGGAGTATTCAGCTTCAGCGCCAGAGAGTGCGCGGCCTTCCATGCCGGCCCGGATAACGCTCATCAGTGAGACGTTGCTTTCCAGTGTGCCGAAAGCCTTGTCGCCGTCGACCGGTGCGCCGTTCATGCTGCGCTCCGCGTTTTCCAGAAATGAAGCGCGGGCTTCTTGTCCTTCAAGTTCGGTAATCTTTGCCTTCAGCCCGTCGAAGACTGCCGCTTCGTCGGCTGACAGGTTGCGTTTTTCAGCCTTCGCTTTTTCTACCAAACCGCGCATTTCGGTAACAGCCAATGCGCGTTGTTCTTTGATCTGATGAATCATTTAATGCTCCTAGAATGAGTGACTTATCATCTTTGTAACATAGCGATTGCGCTATTGAAACAGCATTTGATACTTAAAACTTCTATGAACTTTGATGTACGGACAGATACAAAAAGGCGAGTGACGGCAGATTGCGGACAGATGGCAACGATGTAATGTCAGATGTGATTTCAGAACCGAATCAGAACCGTCTCGGTTATTCTGGGTTTCGACCGGCGTATAACCGTTATATGCTGGGACCGTTTGCAACGGTAAGCTGGCATGATTGTGGATTACCCAGGGCGACAATCAATATTCAATGATTAATTCGGCTTTCACATAAAACTATCGTAAGAGGGATTCCCATGAGAGATTTACAAGAAGCGACGGAAAAAATATGTGAATTGAAAGGCGAGAACATGGCGCTACTCGCGTTGCTCGCGTGTGTCATCCGAGCGCTTCCGCTAGATCGACGAACTGTTTTGCCAGCTTCTTTTTCAGAAGAAATAGAGCTTGCTCGAACCGTGCTTTTGAATTCCGAATCAGGCGATCACGTGCTTGCCGGATTTGAAACCTTGACTGGAGCGATTGAGACTTTGTTGGCGGCCAAGTAAAACAGGGGCTCGTTGAACGGTTGTTGAACGGGTGAGTAACGCGTGACGTTACTGTGATGTCACGGTAACGTTACGAAGAGGTTGGGCAGAAGGTTAACCTTGCCTCCTACAAGATACCGTACCGATGAGCTGATATGTGAATGTGATAAAATGAATATTTCAACATCATTTGAGGAGAGCGTATGTCCGACGATGCCGGTCGACCAGTCACAAGAGAAGATATTGACAAGATTCAGTCGCGTCTTTATGCCACTGAACAAGCCATCGCATTTATCTTATTGTCTTTATCAAAGCAAACTGATCTTGATCCTATCTTTGACGATGCTGATGCCACCGCACTGACTTTAGGAGAGAAACGTGCCCCGGGCGTCGGCGAAGTTATCCACGACATCCGCTACGCTGTAAAAGAAGCGCGTACCGCTAAGGCTGCTACCAAGATAACCCAAGGCTTTGTGGCGCTTTAATCCTTCCATTTTTCGAGTCGCTTCGTTCAACAAGCTTTTAACGTTGGCCGCTGTCAGGCCGCCTTCCTTTGCCCCTCGGCAGGAAGGCTAAGGTTGCATTCTCCCGGCTGGGGCAAGGGGTAGGTATCGGCGCTGGGCTTGTCTGCTAGCTCCATGCTGTACTGTTCGATCACTTCAAGCAATGCGATGCCGTCATAGCGCGCGAGGGGTATCTCTAAATCGAATGTAGCGAGTCCTCGAATGCCTACCGTAACTCGTACAGGATCGCTAATGGCGTCCTGTACGAGCACCGCGTATTTCTTACCCGGATCAGCAGCGAGCATTTGCAGAATACGCGGGCCGCGTAGTTCAAAAAGGATGGTCGATTTATTTTCCTTGATCACTGGTAGCCAGGAGTTGACTGCGTTTGTGTCGCCAACAATATCAAGGTCTCCCTCTTCAGATACCGATAGCTCTATTCCATCTTCAGCAAGTCGTTCAAGTATCGATGCGCTCATACCCTCACCTTCACTTGTTTGCTAGTAGCAGAGTCATAATCTGATAACCAGGGATCATCGATTACCTCTTCTTTAAAGACTGAATTTGATTTAATAGAATTTGATTTAATATAATTTAAAGAACCTATAGGTTGACCTATGGGTTGACCTATAAGTGTACTTGTAGGTTGATCTATAGGTGTACCGGCATCCTTTAACTCCTTGTTATATCTTCGCTTTGCTCCTTCTTTTCCGCCTTCGATCTGCTTTGCTTTGCGCGCCACATGTTTCTGCCAATGTTCTTCAAGCTTAGGGGAGACAAGCTCCCCTCCAGCCTCTTTGAAGAATGACAGAACTCGCTCAGTGAGGCCCGCATTAACATCTTCAGTAGACCATCCAAGGCATTTGGCCAATTCTCCAGGTTCGGCCGGAACGGAGCCATTTGACCAGCACTCCATTAGAATCGCTATCCACATCGCCAATTCTAGTGGCGTCATAAGACGGTAACGCCTATCGGAAAGCATGTTGCTCGCGAAGAGGGGAAACCACGGGAGGTTGTCACGGTTTTGGCTCACCCCATCACCTCTTCCAGCAATTTTGCTTTCAGGACTTCCAGCGCTCCGATGCAGAAAGTTGGGCATCCTTCGGCACTGCCAATCGCCTCGGCATGATAGTTGCCGTTATCCGCTATTTCGACATAGGCCAAGCCGACGGACTCGCCACTCTCTGCCCGGAGCAGCAGCGCCCTTAGAGCATGGACATACTCTGAATTTGAATTCGTTTTGGGAATTAGTTTTAAAACAGGCGCGGTGGGTTTTGGTGCGCGTTTCATGATGATGCTCCAGTCAAAGCGGTTTAAGTTTTCCGCTCGCCCCCTGCTAAAGGGGTGGGCGGACACGTGCGGGTTAGCAGACCGGGACTGGACCGGCGAGCCTTTCGGCTCCCCACACGAGCCACCCATAAAATGGGTATCTTGTATGACGGACGTAAAAAAACCGCTCAGTGGCGGTTGTCCGCCAGTCTCTCGGGCTGCTAAACCCGTCTGGTGATTTGCACCAGCACGGACAGAATAATCCCGGGAAGATGCGAATGTCAAGGGGTTGTTCATAGGACTACTAATCCCCCCGTAAAGGACTGCTGCCTCATCATTTGATCCTCCCATTGCTCAGCAGCGCGCCGGGTAATAATCACTCGACGCCCAAGCTTAAGTTCTTGAGGAGCAAGCCCTTGTTCCCGCAGCGTGTAGTAGTGCGCTCGGCTGACGTGGTACGCGGCGCACCATTGAGGGATTGTGTAGCTGACCGGTAAGCTCATGGTTGCACCCCGCGGCTCTTCGCAATCCGGTCCTCCATCCAACCCTGAACCTCAGCCTCTAGCCACCTGGCGGAACGCGTTCCCAGCTTTATAGGCGCCGGAAACTCTTTTTTTGCGACGAGGGCATAAATATGACTGCGGGACGAGCTAGTCACGTCGAGAACTTGAGGCAAATCCAGGAACTTGTGTTTTTGCATTTTGCGTTTTCCCATAAAAAAAGCCCGCCAAACTTTCGCAGGGCGGGCAAAAAAAAGCCTGACTCTCTTTTCAGAAAATCAGGCGGTCATGAAGCGTTTCGAGCGATAAGGGAAACCCAGCGAGTTAGGGGCAAAAAACCCCGTGGGTTAGGTATGGGCAAAAAAAACCCGCCTATTCAGCGGGTTGTTTGATTTGATACGAATTAATAATGCTTTGGAGCGAGCGACTCTAAACTAGAGTATCAGTCTAAGTTCAAGTCTCAGCTTTGTCAAATCTTGTTGGATATATGCGGAGGTTACAGGATGTGATAGACGAAAAAAAACCCACATAGGAGTGGGTTGGCTTCTTCGGCGCGTACTTCTTACACCATAGCAGAAATGATACGAAATTGGGCGGCTAAAAGTCAAGTCTTTTTGTATTTCAGAGGATGCAACAGGACGAGAAACGGGCAATAAAAAAGCCGCTTTTAGGCGGCTCGCTCTTTAGACGGATTTCTGAATATCTGACAATTGGCATGATAAACCGGCAATTAGCCCATCGTCAAGTCTTTTTGAATCTTGGCGGACTACTAGGGATTCTTTAAGCGTTCCAAGTAATCAGCCCATAGTTGCATCATGGCGCGTCGCTCTTTCAAAAACTTGGTCCGGTTATAGGCAGAGCCTAAGGCGTCAGGCACTTTGTGCGCCAGCTGATGCTCGATAACTTCCGGTTTCTGGTGCAACTCTTCTGCCAGGATAGTGCGAGCCATCGCCCGGAAGCCGTGCCCGGTTATCTCGGTTTTGGTGTCGTACCCCATGCGGCGCAAAGCAGCATTGATCGCCGCGTCACTCATGGGCTTCTTCGGATCGCGCCCCGTGAATACATACTGTCTATCTCCGGTTAGCGCTTCCAGTTCGCGAAGAATCGACAATGCCTGAGTCGCGAGCGGAACCAGATGCTCCGTCTTTGTCTTTGTGACGAAATACCGCCATTCAGATTTATCGAGGTCAAAGTCTTTCCATTCAGCGCGCCGTAGCTCGCCAGGGCGCACGAACAGCATAGGTGCAAGGCGTAAGGCACACTGAACCACGAACGTGCCTCTAAAGCCCTCTATGGCGCGCAGCAGCTCGCCGACCTCAACAGGGTCGGTAATCGATGCGAAATGGTTTTTCTTTGTAGAAGGTATCGCGTCTTTCAGATCCTGTGATGGGTCTCGCTCTGCTCTTCCTGTCGCCACGGCATAGCGAAACACTTGTCCGCAATTTTGTTTGACACGGTGGGCAGTATCCAGCGCCCCTCGGGTTTCCGTACGGCGGATGACTGCAAGTAATTCAGGAGGCTTAATTTCTGAAATTGGCCTGTTTCCCATCCAGGGGAACACATCTTTTTCAAGCCTCTTGATGATTTTATCCGAATGGCTTGCCGCCCACTCGTGGGAAAACTTAACAAACCATTCTCGCGCTATTACTTCAAAGCTATTTGCTGCCGAGCCCTGTTTTGCAGCCCTATGTGCCTTCCGACTCGCTCCAGGGTCTATCCCTTGCGCAAGTAACTCGCGGGCCTCATCCCTCAATTCTCGAGCCCCCTTTATTTTTAAGGGGTCGCCCTTCTCATTTTTTGTGAATCGGCTAGCTAGGGGAATATCCGGATATACCCCCAGTGCAAGGAGCTTTTCTTTGCCTTCAAAACGGTACTTGAAGCGCCAATATTTTGAGCCGTTAGGATGGACTAGCAGGAACAATCCCTTTTCATCCGCTAGTTTGCGCTGTGTAGCAGCGGGCTTCGCGTTCCTGATAGCTGTGTCAGAGAGAGGCATTTTGGGGGTATATGAAAGGTCAGAAGGTCGTGTACCCCCATTTTATACCCCCTTGCGGGGGTAGATGCAACAGAACTTACCGGGACGTTACAGGACGTAAAACCAATGAAAAAGCCCGTGTTTAGCGGGCTTAGAGGACTTCTTAGGACTTCTTGGAATGGGTGATTGGTGGAGACGAGGAGGATCGAACTCCCGACCTTCGCATTGCGAACGCGACGCTCTCCCAGCTGAGCTACGTCCCCATTTATTGCGCGTATTTTATAACAAACTGCAACTCCGTAGTATGACGGTGCGGAGTAATAACCGTTTCAATTCGCATTATCTTGGCGCAGAGAGGCGTAGCCCTCACACCCAATCCTTCCCGATCAGGAAATCCGTATAAAGCTTGTCTTCAGCGCTGCCCGCCTCGGGCTTCCAGTCATAACGCCACTTCACGATGGGGGGCAGGGACATCAGGATCGATTCCGTCCGCCCGCCGGATTGCAGGCCAAACAGGGTGCCACGGTCCCACACGAGGTTGAATTCGACATAGCGGCCGCGGCGGTAAGCCTGGAAGTCGCGTTCGCGTTCCCCGTAAGGCGTTTCCAGGCGACGCTCAAGGATCGGCACGTAGGCATCAAGAAAATGATTGCCAACGCTTTGGGTGAGGTTGAAGCAGCTTTGGAAATCGGGCTTTCCTAGATCGTCAAAGAAAATGCCGCCGATGCCCCGTGGTTCTTTGCGGTGTTTCAGGTAAAAATACTCGTCACACCATTTCTTGAAGCGCGGATGGTGGTCTTCGCCAAACGGCTGCAATGCGTTCTTGCACGTCTGGTGGAAATGGACCGCATCTTCTTCGAACCCGTAATAGGGGGTCAGGTCCATGCCGCCACCGAACCACCAGACAGGCTCGGCACCTTCCTTGCGCGCTTCGAGATAGCGCACATTCAGATGTACGGTTGGGGCATATGGATTGCGGGGATGCAGCACGAGCGAGACGCCCATGGCCTCGAACCCGCGCCCCGACAGTTCCGGCCTTGCGGCTGTTGCGGAAGCGGGCAGGCCGCCGCCGAACACGTGCGAGTAGTTCACGCCGCCACGCTCGAGCACATTGCCCTCTTCCATTACGCAGCTCAAGCCGCCGCCGCCTTCGGCGCGCTCCCATTGGTCACGGCGAAAACGCGTGCCATCCACCTCTTCAATCCGCTCGACAATGCGCTGCTGAAGGCCGGTAAAAAATTCCCTGGCTTGCTGTGCGGTGCTTGCGGTGCTCATGCGGTCTCCTGTTGCGCGCCAGCTTTATTATTTTTCATTATCGAATTGCCATGCTATTTGCGAGGGTGATTGATTGCCCGGTAGCCTATATCATGGCGCAGCTGGCAACCGTCGAAGTGGATCTGCTCCGCGATTTCATAGGCACGGCGCTGCGCCACTTTGACGCTATCCGCAAGCGCAGCCACGCATAAGACCCGTCCCCCGGCGGTCACGATCTCCGTGCCGTTTTCACCGCCTAAGGCGGTGCCGGCGTGGAATACGAAGAAGTCTTTTTCCGGCGTCTCCGTGGCCCGCACTTCTTGCAGCCCATGAATCACATCTCCCTTGCGCGGCGAATCGGGATAACCCGCCGCCGCTAGCACAACGCCCAGAGCCGTGCGTCGATCCCACTCCGCCTCTATCTTGTCGAGGTTTCCGTATATCCCGTGCTCGACGAGGGTGATGAAATTGCTCTTCAGGCGCAACAGGATGACCTCGGTTTCGGGGTCACCCATGCGGCAATTGAACTCAAGCACCTTGACGCCGCCATTGGCAGTAATCATCAGTCCCGCGTAGAGAAAACCGGTGTAGCGTTCGCCATCCTGCGCCATGCCGTTTATCGTCGGCTGTATAACCTCGCGCATGATCCT